GTATAATGGTATATGCAAAAACCAAGTTCAATGAAATGTATACACCTGAATATGTTGCAAATGAGATTTTGAGGTTATATGAAGAAAAAAAATAAAAATGATGATATTTATGATATATGAATGAAAAAACATATAGAGAATATCTTTTTATTGTCAATAATATAACTAGAAATGATGAAAAGGCAAGAGATTTACTTCATGATATTTTAATTGAATTAAATGATAATGAAAAATTTCAATCATTGAATGCCTTTGAGAAGAAATGGTTTTTAATAAGAACAATACAAAATCAATACAATTCAAAGACAAGTCCATTCTATAAGAAATACAAAAAACATTCATTTGAGCAAATAAGTGATATTGAAATTGTAAATGAAGAATATATTGAACCACCAACAATTGAATGGGTAAATGAAGTATTAGATGATGAATTAAATAATAACCCTGATAAATGGTATGATATAATGTTATTCAAGATGTATATGAAAGAAATGAAAATTGAAACAATACATAGAAAAACAAAAATACCGAAATATTCAATAAGACTAACAATAAAGAATATGAAATTATGGCTCAAGAAAAAATTGATGAATTAGAATTCATAGACAAAGAAAATAATTGCAATGATTGCAAAAAAGAAAAAGAAATAACAATGGAACTTGGACTAACAACAATTGAAGAGTGGAATAAAATCATTCCAATGCTAGATAAATATGGTTTATCAAGAGATGAAATAAACTATATATATGGATTTTACAATAGAGTGTTTAAGACAAAAAAAACACCTGGCTGTGGAAAATGTTTTGTAAACATAGCAAAACATCTAAAGAATAGATGGAATGAAATCAATAAATGATTTATTTTATCAAAATCATAAACATTTTCAATTTTTAAGATATTTATTAAATGTAAAAACAATTTATATTTAATATATGAGTTTGAACCATTTATGAAATAAATGAATTACAAATGAAGAAAAATAATACCAGTTCAAGGAAAATAACTTTTGGAAAAAGAAGAAAAGGCAAGGCGTGCAAAAGTTTCAACAAGCACAATTCCAAAAGTTCATATCATAAACAATCTGCAAGAAGACAAAAATAATATATGCCAAGAAGTAGAGTTAGAGGTGGAAGAAAGGCTCATAATAAGAGAATAAAAAAAAGAAGAGTTATTATTGAGCACATTGAATATTTGAAAAGAAAGATTTTTGAAGAGGCAAAAGAAAGGTATTACAAAGAACAACAAAACAATGGATAATTTTCTAACAAGATTTGATGTATATGACCCCAATACAAACACTTATTCTCATGGAAGAAGTGCAGGGTTATTCTCAATGTTGAATTGGATTTTAAGACAAATAACATTGTTGGAAATGACTGGAAAGAAGATTGATAATATTGAGTTGTATCTTGATGAGTATATGCATAGAAAAAATTCATTCAATGATTTGTTTGTAATGAATAATCAAGATTTGGATTTATATGAATTACCTGAAGAAACTAAAAATGATTTTCTCAATAAGACAAATTGGTCTTATATTGGATTTTCAAATAACCCCAATGACATAGATTTATCAATCACAAATAAAGTAATAAACAAATATTTTAATCCCAACGAAGAAGTGATGAAATGGTATAACTATTTTGTGGAATATCTTGGTGGGGATTTGAATAAGATAATTTTTATATGGGCAAGAGCCACAGACAAATATCTTGAAGTGAAACTTCCAATGGTTGAAACTTATGTAAGAACTTTATTCAATATTGATTGTGATGAAAAGAAAATTGTGGTTCAAACTGATGATAGAAATGTATTAGATAGATTTGAAAAGATTGGATTAGGCTTTGATACTCTTCCATATATTTCATCAAATAAAGTAAACAACCAACCATTTCATTTGAATTTAAGGTCATGGACTGACCATCAATTCCAAGAAGTATATGGCATTTCAAAGTTAGACCATTTGAGACAAATGATTGCACTTTCTTTGATATGTAAGAATTCATATAAGACAATATTATATCCAGGAAATCCAATATCATTTATCACTTCAATGAAAGGGACTACTGAAGATTTAATCTTATTCAAAAATGAAAATGAATTTTTTGTAAAATAACTAAAAAAGAAAAATAATATGACACTCCCAATTGAAGATAATGATTTACCATTAAATCCACCACCACCAAGAAAGGCAGGTAGACCAAAAGGAACAACAAAGAAAAGAATGACAGATGTTGAAAAACGTCAATTCATAAATGAAAGTGCAAGAGAAATTCTTGATAATCATTTATCATATTCTCAATATGTGCAGTATTGCAGAGATAGAATGAACTTCAGTAAAAACCAGGCTAATGAATATTGGATTACAACTTGGAATTTACTTAGAAAGAAATTTGAATTAGAAAAAGACAAACTAATTGTTAAACACTTACAAAAGTATTGGGACATATATGACCAAGCACTTATATCAAATGATTTAACAAATGCAAGAAATGCACTCAATGATATTGTTAAACTTCAAGGTCTTGCAGAACCAGAAAAGGTGCATATTACTGGCACATCTATTAAATTAAATTTTGGTGAACAAACAGATTAAAAAGATTACTGTTCAAGGATTTACCCCAACAAAAAAACAAAAAGAAATAATTGATGTTTGTATTGATAAACAAGTTAAATATGTTGTTGGGTGTTTTGGTCGTCAAGCAGGCAAATCTTTTACTGCATTAAATCTATTATTGAAATGGTCTCTAGAAGATAATGGTTCCATTTCAATGTGGGTAAGTCCAGTTTACTCTCAAGCCAAGAAAATATTCAATGAACTTATTACAATCATTGCAGGTGCAAATCTAACAAAGTCAATCAATAAGTCAGAACTCACAATAACATTCATCAATGGTTCAATACTTTATTTTAGAAGTGGTGAACGTGAAGATACACTTAGAGGATATACTTTAACATACCTTGTAATTGATGAGGCCGCATATATTAAAGATGAAGTATGGAACACAGTTTTGAGACCAACAACACTGGTTCAAGGAAAAAAAGTATTATTCATATCTACCCCCAAAGGGAGAAACTGGTTCTATAACCTTGCAATGAGAGGATATTCAGAAGAATATCCACAATATAGAACATTACATGCAACATCATTTGACACACCATATATTACTCAAGAAGAACTAATTGAGGCAAAACAATCTCTTCCAGAAACAATATACAAACAAGAAATACTTGCAGAGTTTATTGATGATGGTGGTGAAGTATTTGCATCACTAAAGTCAAATGCAATTCTTCATAACTACCCCACCCAATTACCAGATAAAAAATATTATGCAGGTCTTGACTTTGGTAGACAAACTGACTATACAGTTTTGACTATATTAAACTCTGATGGTGAGATGGTAGATTTTTATAGAGAAAGACAAAAGAGTTGGGATATAATTGTTTCAGAACTTTTAATCAAATTGAAAAAATGGAGACCAGTTTGTTATGCAGAAGTAAATTCAATTGGTGATGTTCTATATGAGCAAATAAAAAAACAATATCCATCAATTCAACCATTCATAACATCATCAGATAGTAAACAAAATTTAATTGAAGATTTAATAATGTCTCTCAACGAACAACAATTGAAACTACCATCACCAGAACTCAATCCTGAACTCTTTAAGGAACTATCTGTTTTTACATATGAATACTCACCCAAGACAAGAAAGATTAAATATGGGGCTCCTAATGGGTTCCATGATGATACTGTAATATCACTCGCACTTGCATTTCATTCATATAAGAAAAAGGCAAGTTATGGAAGTTATGTAATAAGATAGTTATGAACGAAATAACAAGATAAAATATTTATTTATGATGAAGTTTAGATATAAGGAAAAGGATTATATTGTTGAAGAACCAACAGTTGAGATGTGGTCAAAACTAACTATGCTCCAAGATTGGACTGATGAAAGAGAATTTGCGGTTGAAATACTTTCATTCATGACTGGATTATCAATTGAAGAAATTGAAAATAGTGATTTTGAAGAAGTACTGAGAGTATCTCAAGAAATATCAAAGTTTTTAATTGACGAGAGTGAAAAATTCTATAATGAGTTTGAATTTAATAACAAGAGATATAAATTCTTAGACTTACCCAATTTAACATTTGGTGAGTTTATTGATATTGACACATACCTATCCAAAGAACCATATGAGAAAAAAAAAGAATTACCACTCTTGATGGCAATGCTATATAGAGAAATAGATGAAGATGGAAACTATAAACCATATAATTCAAAACAATTACAAACAAAAGCAGAAGAGTTTAAGAAACTACCTGTAAAGTATGTAAAAGGTGCAAGTAGTTTTTTTTTTCGTTTAGACAAAACCTCACTAGGCAATTTGAGGGGCTCTTTATTCATCAAATTGAAACTAATGGTAAAGATGACTTGGATGTTCGTGAAAGTGTTAGTTTTGATAAGTTTTGGGGCTGGTTTGGCACTCTTGTCTCGCTGGCAAACGAAGATATTACAAAAATTGAAGAAATTACTAAATATCCATTAGTATTTGTTCTAAACTATTTATCATATATGAAAGACATAAATGATTTGAGAAGAAGAGAGGCTCAAAAACTTCAACAACAAATGAAACAAAGATAATATGGCTAATTCAGTAGGATATTACAACTATAAGAAAATTATGGATTTGCTACGTCAATTGGCAGATTACCATGAGCAATTGCAATCATGGGGATTTGGTGATGTAGAACAACTCATTTATCAAACTGAAATGAGATTGAAACAAGAAAATACTGGTAGTGAAGCACCATTTTACCCTGCAATGTGGGTAATACCTGAAGCCGCAAGAACAGATGGAAGAGAAACAACTTATGATTTCACCATTTTAATTATGGATATTCAAAATACAAAGAACTTTGATAATGAACTTGACACATATTCTGATACTTTAGACATTCTCAAAGATGTAATTGCACAACTCAAATATGCAACAGGTATGGAATGTTATTGTAATTTAGACTTGGATTACCCTGTTGAAATGACCCCATTTGGTGAAGCATATGATGATTATGTAAATGGGTGGTCTGGTAAAATAAGACTTCGTGTTCCTGATGCAATAAACCGTTGTATTGCACCATATGCAACGTTTCCACCTTGTGATAATAATTCAGATGGAAACTCCAACTAAATATAAATTTTATTCATTTCAACAAATGCCTACGCCTAACTTTGACCAGGCAATGGAACAATTGGCAACTATGTTTCAAGAGGCATTAAAAAATAATTTGGCAAAACCATATCCATATGCCCCAGGTTATTTTGGGCAGAGACCTAAAAAAGGAATTAGAGATATGAAAAAAAAAACTGGTAAACTATATAATTCAATTCAAGTATCTTTTGACCCAGCAACAAATACAATGAAAGTAAATATGTTGAATTATTGGAAATATGTAAATGATGGTAGACAACCTGGTAAATATGTTCCATTGAAACCACTTATGGATTGGATAAGAATAAAGGGGTTAAATAGAGACATAAGAGGGAGATTTAAGAAATTTAATATTAAAGGAACTGCAATTGCAATGTCAAAAACAATTCAAAAATTTGGAATTCAACCTACAAACTTTTATGATGATAGTTTTGATGTATTTGTAAATGCATTTGATGACCCAAAAGGTCCAGCAGCGCAACTTGGAATTGACTTACAAAACTTCCTAATCAATATAATTAAAGAACCTGTAAAATAATATGAGTATAGTAATAAATGTAGAACAATCTCCACTAACCATTACGCCAAGTAATGGAGAGCATATCTACACATTATCGTCAACAGCATATACATTGACAAATTTCAAATTTGTTATAGATGTATTTTTTAGACCAAGCACTTTGAATTTTTTAGGAAATCCAAAAATTGCAGCCAAGTTGAAAGTAAGACCCAATAGTTATGGAAAGGCAATCATTGAATTAGAAGAAATTGTAAGAACATTTCTCAAGGCAAATCCAAGATTTTCTGGTTCTACATACCCATATCTAAATTATGTTGCACAAGAGAACTCCATAATCACAATGAGTGATGCAACAAATACAAGAACATTAAATGCATTCAACACATTCAATGGAAATAACCCATCACAAACTCTTCCAATATTATGGCATGCAGAACAATATCAAATTAAAGTAGGTTGTGAATATGAAAGTGGTTCAACAATAATCACAGATATGGTTTATACTGCAGCAACACAACCTGCGGCAATAAATATATTTCCTGGTGTAGATAATAAACTAATTCCTGCCCCATATTTATCTGGTGCAACACTTGGCTCAGGTTATACACAATCTCCTAACTTTTTCCAAGTAGATAATCAATCATGGTATTACTATGATTTATTTAGACATATCTACCAACCTGGTGAAGATACAACATGTGGACCTAGAGAATTTCTAAATGCAGGTGGTAGAGAATATAAGACAATATCTCAAGATGGTTTTGTATCTCAAAGAGTTAGAAGGAGACATCACCACCCAGATTGCCCCATTATCATAACTTTCCTTGATGGTCAAAATGATTATTTCAACAATCAAACTACAAGAGTTGTTGTTAGAGGGGCTAATGACCAAAGTGATAATTATACCCACTCTGCATATACTGCGAATAATTCAACTTTAACAAATAACTTTGATATTTGGAAACAGGCAGTATTTTATATGCCTTGGAATATCACACAATCAGGGACAAATATTATTCCTCAAACTTGTGGTAAACTTGCATTTTACCTAACTTCTGGTAGTAATATGAACTTCTCTGCAAGAACAAGTGAAATTCTTGAGTTCTATATGATTGAACCTGATTGTATCAATAATCCAATTCATTTACTATTTTTGAATGGTAGGGGAATGTGGGACACTTATACCTTTGGAAAAAAATCTACAAAGACATTTGAAATTGAAAGAAAAGAATATAGACAAGAAACTTCATTAGATAAATCATTTTATTCAAGAGGGGCATATCAAAGAGGGACAACCATCTATGATAGTAATGCAAATTACAAGATTGAATGCATGAGTGATTTTATGACTGATGAAGATACAGTTATTGTTGAAGAGATTTTCAACTCCCCAGAAGTATATGTAATGGAAGGAATTACAGAAATGGTTGACCCATGTGCTCAACCTGATATAGATGACTGTCAATCTTGTTTGGGTGAAATAAGACAATACCAATACCTTTTACCTGTAGTGTTGGAAAATAAGGAATTAAAGAAATTCCAAAGACAATACCAAAAGATTTTCCAATATACCTTTACACTACAATATGCGAATGTAAAAAGATATAGAACTCAAGGATAATATGGGATTACAAATTAGATGTTATGTTGAAGGAAACCAAGAGTTTATTGAACTTTATGGTGATGAAGATATTGATATGGAAGTATCTTTTGCTGAGATACAAGACATAACAAAAAAGAATAGTGCATTTACAAAAGAGTTCAAAGTCCCTGGCACGAAGAATAATAACTATATATTCAATTATTTCTTTGACATAAATTCAGTTTATCTCAATTGGAACCCAAAGAAAAAATTTGAAGCAGACCTTATTTATGATGGTTATGAGATATTCAATGGATACATTAGAATGAATAGCGTATCAATCAATAAGATTGAAAAGGTTTATTCAATAACTTTCTATAATGAAGTAGGTGATGTTGCAGCAAATATTGGTGATAAATTTTTGAGAGAATTAGATTTATCACATTTAGAGCATCCATTTACCCCTGAAGTTTATCTTCAATCTCAAATGGATTACAACTTATTTCCTTTGACTGGGACTACAAACTATTCCTATCAAAATGGAAAGACAATGTGGGGGTTGTATAACATTGGATACAATTATGTCAATAATCTTAGTGGAATTACCTCTTATTATCAAGGAACGTCTAATAGTACAGTTTCAATCAATTCAGGGCAAAAAACAATTACAACAACAACAATATTACCATTTTTACCAGGAGATACAATAAGACTAACATCTGCACAAAACTTTATTCAAGGCACAGTAGATTCTTGTGTTGGATTTACCATAGTATTTACTCCAAATCTTGGATTAGGAACTGGCACATATTCATCTTGGGCAATTACAAGACAATTGGCAGATGGAGAACTTATTCCAGACCCAACGACTACACCAATATTAAATTTCCAAGGAAATAATATTCCAAATTACATGACTTCTTCAGGAACTCCTGTAAGAAACTATTATTTCAAGCCATCAATTCAAGTAAAAGAATTATACGAACAAATTTTTCAACAAGCAGATTATTTTGTTGAAAGTGATTTCTTCAATACAAATTATTTTGAAAGATTTTATCTTCCATTAAAATTTTTAGATGAGTCAGTATATACAAAAGGGTCAGTTCAACCTTGTTATACTTTCCAATTTACTGCAAATACTCCAACATCAGGGGTTAGTTGTGATAATGGGTTTTTCTCTGCAAATACAACATCTATTCAAGTTCCATCATTATATGCTGGAGAATATACATTTAGAATTGCTGTACAAACCGAACTTACTTTTAATAGTTGCCCAAGTTTTTCAACATTTGATTTATCATTAGATGTAAATGGAACTCTATTCAATGTTGCATCAATTCCTGATTGTGATGAATATCCTGGAACTTATTGGGTTGACATAATTGGAGATATTACCATTACTTTGGTTGGCACATCAGTTTTAACAATTGTTCCACCACCTGGTTCACCTGTTAGATTGGTTTCATTTCAAATAATAAATGCCCCTAGATTCATTGTAGGTAATTTTAATTATGCCCAAGAATTTCCTAATGATGATTACAAACAAATTGATTTCATAACCTCTATCAATAAACTATTCAATCTGGTGGTTGTTCCACACCCAGTCAAACCAAAAACTTTAATTGTTGAACCAATTATTGATTATGTTGGTAAAGGTGAGATTTTGGATTGGACAGAGAAAATTGATTTTGATTCAACTATTACTTTAACTCCAACGAATAATGTATTAAATGGAACAATTGATTTTAATTTCAAGTTAGACAAAGATTATGGAAATCAGCAATTCAATATTGCATCAAATAGAATCTTTGGGTCATATAAGAAATTATTAAATCAAGACTATAAAGATTCAACTACACCAATCATACCAACACTAGGTTCGCCTACTGATATTGGATTGAATAACTCAGTATTACCTGCCATGACAATTTCAAACATGGCTGCAGTGAAAAACCAAGAAAAAAATGGTATTACATTTCAACAATATAATCCATATAGAATTCTTCCGAGATTGGTATTTAGAGGCCCTGTTATTCCAAATGATAATTGGGCAGTGCCTGCAATATCTGGTAATACTCCACAAACATGGTGGGCAGAAACAGTGCCAGTATACTATTGGCAAGAAGTGAGTAGGTTTACAACATATCCATTTGCATATTCTGCATTTTCTCATTATATAAATTGGAATAGTGTAGATACTCCTGATACAATACAATCATCATTTCCAACGATGGAAAATATGTATGATGTTTACTATTTTGAATATCTTGATGATATAATAAGCACAGAAAATAAAATAGTTCAAGCCAAAATTTATTTAACCCCATGGGAGGTGGCAAATCTTCGTTTTGATGAAAAAATTCTAATAAAGAATGCCTATTATAGAATAAACAAAATTTCAAATCTAAGTCTACTTGAACCAGGAATATGTAATATTGAATTGATTAAATTGACAAGAGATTATACATCACATTCAGTGAAATATTATGATTTAATAAATTGCAATACTGGTGGAACTAACTACCATACAACAAGTGATTTGAATTACAATATGTATGCATATGTTGGAAACTATGTAAATATTTATACAGGTTCAACGACTGCATATACTTCAATTGGTTGTTTCCAAGTTGTAGAAGGCCAACCAAATGCAAATTATGATTATGAACCTATATTTATAGGTAGTGGTTATACAAATACAAGTGTAAATGTTTATGATAATTGTGGTTGTTCTGGTAGAACAGCATTTGATATAGTTCAACAAGTTTAATATGCCATTTCCAAAAACTCCAACACCGACTGCGTCAAATACACCTACACCATCTTTGACTGCATCAATAACACCAACACAAACCCCAACTTCAACAGTATGTCCTGGTTCAACTCCAACTGCAACACAAACCCCTACACTTACACCAACAATAACACCAACAAATACACTTACGCCTACAAATACCCCATCAATAACACCAACAAATACACTTACCCCATCAATAACTGCAACCAATACACCTACACCATCTATTACGCCAAGTGCAGTTCAATGTTTATGTTATTTAATTTTGAATGAAACTGCAGGTGTATTACAATATACATATACACCTTGTGGAACTGGAACACCTATTACTCTCACATTATTAGGTGGGGCAAATACAAGAGTTTGTTCTGAAGTTTCACCAACAGGAGACCCTGGTATGACAATACAACCTTGTGTATCCATAACAAATTGTACTGATGACCCTGATTGCGTAGGATGCACATAATGATATATGACTTATAGAATTAAAATATCACCAACTCCAAGTAATACTCCGTCAAATACACCGACGAAGACACCAACTGGTACTGCCTGTCCAACACCAACAGCCACCATAACTCCTACAAATACTTTAACTCCAACGCCAACTAACACACAAATTCCTATTTGCCCTGGACAAATTATTATATCAAATGCATCAAACTCTGCATTCAATGGAACATATGATAGATTATATTCTTGGACTGGTGGAACATTTGATGATGGTTGGTATAGAGCAGAAACAATTAGATGTTTCAATGATGGCCAATTGAATGGAATATCTTATCCAGTATTTGGAAGATATGATGGAATAGATTATTTTACAATAATAGCACAATCTTTCCAACTACCAATTACTGATTTTAGAGTATGGGTGATTACAAGAGATAATACATATTATATTCCTGACAAACCTTGTGGACTTGCCACTTCAAGTTCATCACTTGGACTTACTTTATCTTCTGAAACTTTTGGTGGGTATTCTTATCCTTTAAGAGGTCAAAGTTCATCAGCATATATTTCATATCCTGTAATTTGTACAACACCTACACCTACTTTAACACAAACTTCTACTCCTACACAAACGCAAACTCAAACACCAACATCTACACCTCCATCACTGACTAACACAAGCACACCGACACAAACACAAACGCCAACTAATACTCAAACTCAAACGCCAACTAATACTCAAACACCATCTATTACTCCTTCACAAACGCCAGCTTGTTTCATTCAAGCAACAGGTGGAACAATAACAAATATCACAGAGGGTGGAATTCCATATAGAGTACATACATTCACATCCAATGGTGATTTCACAATTTCTTCATTAGGTTCTTACAACACAATTGAATATCTAATTCTTGGTGGTGGTGGAGCTGGTGGTTCTCACTCAGGTTGTACTATTACTACAACAACAGGTTCAGGTGGTGGTGGAGCAGGTGGATTGATTACAGGAACAACTGCGGCATCTATTTCTACATTCTCTGTTGTCATTGGTAGTGGAGGAACTGCATCTGTAAATGCAAGAGGTGGAAATGGTGCAAATTCAACAGCATTTGGTTTGACTGCGTTAGGTGGCGGTGGTGGTGGAACGAGAGTTCTTGGTAATGGTTTAGCTGGTGGATGCGGTGGTGGTGGAGGATTACAAGGAGCAGGTGGAACTGGTTCACAACCTGGTGGATTTGCTACTAATGGAGGTAATGGCGCAACTCAAGTGGCAAGACCAGGTGGTGGGGGTGGTGGAACTTCTACATCAGGAGCAACTGGTGATAGCACAGGTAATGGTGGAGATGGAAGACTTAGTTCAATCAATGGAACCGCTAATTACTACGGAGGTGGTGGCGGTGGTGGAAGAAATAGTGGTGGAAATCCTGGTTCAGGTGGTCTTGGAGGTGGAGGAACTGGTGGAACTGGCACAACTCAAAATGGTTTTGCTGGAACTGCTAACACAGGTGGCGGTGGTGGTGGAACTGGTGGTGGTTCAACAACAACAGGTGCACTTGGTGGTAATGGTGGTTCAGGTATTGTTATTATCAGATATAGAACTGATTGTATTGACCTAACACCTACAATTACACCAACTAATACTGCAACACCAACAATTACCCCCACACAAACGCAAACCCCTTCTAATAGTCCTACAAATACTCAAACCCCCACACAAACTAATACACCTACAAATAGTCCAACCACAACAAATACACCAACTCCTTCTATTACTCCACCTGTAGTTTCACCATCAAATACTTCAACACCAACTCAAACGCAAACTCCAACAAATACACAAACAACTACACCAACTAATACAAATACACCTTCACAAACTCCAACTACACAATGGGATTATTGGGATGCTACACAATATTTGAATTGTGTTCAAAATTCAGCAGTTGGGGCATATCAAGTTAGAGTTCCTGCAGGAGTGAGTGGAACATGGGGGTGTGGTGATGATGGCTATCAATATCAATTTGGAAATACACAATCTCCACCATTCACATATACCGTGACGCTTAGTAATTTACAAAGTGGTTGTGGTTCACTTCCATGCTAATATGGACGATAAATCTAAAAATGATATTTTATATTATGGATTACTTAAAATTATTATTGTTAAAAATAGATTGCTCACAAGATGTTCTTACAAGAGATATGTTTCACAATCTAATTAAAAAATTAAAAGTATATCCTGAATATTATAAAACTATTATCAGCACTTATAAGTAATGGCTACACAAACAACAGTAAATGTAAATGTAAAGGTTGACGACAAACAGGTAAATTCTGCAGTCAAAAGCACAGAAAATTTACGTAAAGAAATTAAAAGATTAGAAGTTGAGCTTACCAAAGTTGAAATTGGTAGTAAAGAATTTGAAAATCTCAGTGAACAACTCAAGGATAATAGAGACAAACTAGATTTGGTTAGAGCTAAATCTAAAGATTTACTTGATAGTTTTTCTATGTTGCCAGGCCCCATTGGTCAAATTGGGTCATCAATTACATCTACAAGTGATAAATTGAAGATATTTTCTTCATTTAATCTAAAAGATGTAAAAGGTCAATTCAAAGCAGTAGGTGATGATATTAAACTTGTAGCATCAAATATTGGTAAAGCTACAGGAATTACTAAATTATATGAGACCACAGTTGGTGGTCTAACAAAAGTTTTTAGCAAATTACCTATTGGTTTGAAAGCAGCTTCAACAGCGGCAAGTGGATTTGGTAAAGCACTTATTGCTACAGGTATTGGTGCAATTGTAATTGCAGTTGGAGCACTCATAGCCAATTTTGATAGTTTGAAAAGTGCTTTGATGAACCTTATACCAGGTTTAGGTAAAGTTGCTGACTTTGTTGGTGGACTTATAAATAAGTTTACTGATTTTGTTGGTATTACAAGTGAGGCAGAAAGAGAACAAAAAAAATTCATTGAAGGGCTAGAGAGTGGATTAAAAAAGGAAAAAGAAAATTGGGAAGCAAATGCTGACTTATATGATGAATTCACTCAACGAAAAGTAAATGCAAATCAAAAGTTCAAAGAAAAACAAATTGAAATCTTAAAAGATGAAACTAAAAGTGAGGCAGAAAAAAATAAACTAATTAGTGCTTATAGAGCGCAAGCTAATAGAGAAATTGAAAAAGCAGACAAAGATAGAGCTAAGAAAAATGATGAAGCTGCTAAAGCAGAATTAGATAAAAATAAACAAAAGAATGATAAAATAATTGCTGATAATAAAGCAGCAGCAGATAAAGATAAACAAAGGAGGCAAGAAGAACAAGATGCAATAGTTCAAAATCTAAAGAATAATGCAGATACAGATGAAAAAGTACTTCGTGCAGCACTTGAAAAACAATTTGCAATTCGTAATGAAGGCAAAGAAATTACTATAGAACAAGCTAAATTACAAGCAAATGAAATAAATAAAATTGTTGAAGATGAATTAAATAAAGATAAAGAGGCAAGACAAAAAGCATTTGATGAAAAATTAAAAATAGCCCAAGAGTTTGGTAAACTTGAACTTGACACATTAAATATTGATATTGAAACAAAAAAATTAAAGTATGGTGAAGATAGCCAAGAATATAGAAATGCAATACAAGCAAAGTTTGACAAACAATTTGAATTATTGAATGCTGAAGAAACAGCACTCAAGGAAAAAGAACAAACAAAGGATGGTTTAACACAAGATGAACTCAATAGATTAGCGGCAATAAAGAACGAAAGAAATGCTTTGACAAATGAGGTAGAAAAGACAAATAACGAACAAATTGCAAGTGATATTGAAAAAGCATTAAAAACGGCTGAGACTGACAAAATGGCTGCAGACCAAAAGTATGCAGACAAAATGAAAGCAGCAGAAAATGATTTTGCTTTACAACAAAAAATTTTAGACGATAAAATTGCACAAGATGAGGCATTTTATACCAAATTATTATCTAATGAAGAACTAACTGCTGAGCAAAGAAAAAAAATTGAAGAAGAATATACCAAGACAAAACAAGCAAATGCAGATGCTCAAGCAGCAATAGACCAAAAAAAGTTTGACAACCAACAAAAACTTCTACAAGCAACATCACAAATATTAAAATTTGCAGCTCAAGAATTAGGAGAACAAACTTTTGCAGGTAAAGCGTTAGCAGCCGCCGCATCTTTAATTGATACTTATGGAGCAATTACTGCAGTATTAAAAAATGCAGGTAAAGGTCCACAAGGAGGAATACCTGGTTTTGCAATTGCACAAGCAGTAGCAACAGGATTAGTTGGTTTCAAAGCGGTTTCAAATATATTAAAAACTCCTGTTCCATCACCTGGTGGTGGAGGTGGGGCTTCAGAAAGACCAAGAGGATTGGCATTAGGTGGAATAGTCAGTGGTCCTGGTTCAGGGAGAAGTGATTTAGTTCCAGCAATGTTGTCAAATGGAGAGAGTGTAATAAATGCACAATCTACAGCAATGTTCAAACCATTATTGTCTTCAATAAATGCAATAGGTGGGGGAAGGAGATTTGCAGATGGAGGACTTGCTATTGGTTCATTTTCAACTGACCAAGCATTTTCTCAATTACAAACAACATTGGCAACACAACAAGCACCAATTAAAACTTATGTTGTATCAAGTGATATGACAAACCAACAAATGTTAGATAGAAATATTAAAGATAGGTCAACACTATAAAAAAGTCTGAATTAAACAATAAAAAAGATATTTAATAATATATGACCCCAAAAATTATTGAACTAATAATTCAAGATGGTGATGATGATGCAGGTCTTGATGGTATTGCATTAGTTGAAATGCCTGCACATGAAGCAAATTTTGAATATTTCAATGAGCAAAAAGAAAGTCCTTGTGAAAAAGGGCAATGTTCTCATTATATTTTAGCAGACGAACAAATCCCAAAGATGATACAAATGTTTCATGCCTTTGGTGAACCTCAAGGATTTCTTGAAAAAGAAGGTTGGGAAATTACTGCAATTAAAAATATTGGAAAAAAAGAGTTTCAAATTATATCAAATCCAAACTTACCATCAGCACAAGATACACCAAATGTGAGATTTAGATACAAGTATGTTGGTCCAAAAGATGAACTCAATAGAACATTTTGTGCTGAAATGATGGCGGCAAGAAGAGTTTTTAGAATTGAAGATATAATGGAAATGAGTAATCTTTCCGTAAATGATATAGGCCCAGATGGATATGATATATTCACTTGGCGTGGAAGCTATAACTGTCGTCATAAATGGGTTCAATTGGTTTATGAACCCAAAGGTCGTATTGTAAATAACGACAAGGCATTAGGTAATGTAATGGATGAGGATGGGATGCCAGGTCCAGATACAAGAACTACTGCCACTATAAACGCAGGAAATACTCCACCAAGAACTGGTTTTGCTGCATCAAATCCTGATGTAAGCGCTTTGTCTCCTTATGTGGAACAAATATCTAAACCAAAGAAAAAGCCAGTTCTTGCTTCACTTCCTTTATTTGAAAAACAAGAAGATGCTGAAGCAATGGCTGAGGCAATTGGTTGTAGTGGTTCACATATACATGAAATCAATGGCAAGAAATTTTATATGCCTTGTGAAACACACCCTAAAGATGAAACAAGTTATGAAACAACCCCAGATGGTGAAGATACTGATGATGTAGGTGGAAGTGATAATCCAATGATGAATTATGGTCTTGAAGATGCATGTTGGGAAGGTTATGAACCAATAGGACTTAAAATAAATGATGAAGGTCGTGAAGTTCCAAATTGTGTTCCAATTGAAGCCGCAATGGAGAAATTCAAAGAAGAATTTGCAACATATAATGACTATCCAGAAAGTGCAAAAAATAATGCATGTAAGGCATTGAAATGGAGAGAAAAATATGGTGATGAAGTAAAAGGAATGACACAAATTGGTTGGATTAGAGCAAATCAATTATGTAAAGGAGAAAATATTTCTGAAGAAACAATTTCAAGGATGAGTGGATTTCAAAGACATAGAAAAAATTCTGAAGTATCTCCTGAATTGAAAGACACACCATGGAAAGATAGAGGTTATGTTGCATGGCTTGGTTGGGGAGGCACTACAGGAATAAATTGGGCAGCAGAAAAAATCAAATCAATTAAAAATGAAATGTCATTTTCTGTGTTTAATTCTGAAGAAAGAATGATTGTAGGTCCTGCAATGGTGCCAGATAAAATGATTATTAGAAGAAATGAAATAACAGGTGAGATTTACTATGTATATTTTTCTCAAGAGACTATAAAATCTTTACAGCAGAAATTCATGCAAGAGAAATTGTTAGACAAAACAAATCTTGAGCATGGTAGAAAATTCTTGAATGGTGTATCAGTTGTTGAAAGTTGGATTGTAGATGACCCAATGAAAGACAAACAACAAATTTTTGGAATGAATTATCCAAAAGGCACATGGATGGTAAGTATGAAAATAGATAGAACTCCTGAAGGTGAAAAAGTTTGGGAACAAGTAAAAAATGGAAAATTGAAAGGTTTTTCAGTTCAAGGATATTTTATTGAAAAAGCAAAATTTTCAAAAGAAAGTCTACTCAACGAAATAAAAGACATATTAAAAGAATTGGTATGACATATAAAGAAGCAATAACAAAAATCAATAAACTACTTGGTTTGTATAAATTCCAATCCTATAAAATAAAAGAAAATGGGAATGAAATCATTACAGAAGGGGATTTGAAAGTAGGTGAACCTATTTATATCATAAATAAAGATGGTCAAATACCTGCCCCTGATGGTGAGTTTGAGTTGGAAGATACAACCAAAATAACAATCAAGGACGGAATGGTCCAAGAAATAAAATACGATTATATGGAAAAACAACAAAAATTCGTAGAAGCAATGCTGAAAGACGGAACAGTTGTGAAATCCCCCACATTTGATGTTGGTGAAGATGTAATGGTAGTTAGTCCAGATGGTAAAGAACAACCTGCCCCAGATGGTGAGCATGAGTTAAAACTCAAAGACACCGAAGGAAAAGAAGTTCTCATCAAAATTATAACCAAAGACGGAAAAATCACTGAAAGAGAAAATGTGGAACTTCCAACTGAAGAAGAAAAAGAAGTTGAAGAAGATATGGGAATGCTTACACCTGGTCTATCTATTGGCAATGATACTATGGAAGGATTTAAGAAAGAAGTAATGGGTGTATTAGGAGAAATCAAAGATAAAATTGATACAATCGTTGCTGACCAAGAAGAAATGAAGAAAAAGGTCTCTAAATTTGCTAAGGAGCCAGCAGGAGAACCTTTGAAAATGGCTAAAAACCAAATTCAAACTGAATTACATATACAAGAAAGAGATTATATATCTCAACTTGTAAAAATCAGACAAGGCTACCAAAAATAAACACAAATAAACAAAAATCTAAAATCATGGATAATAACAAAAAACGCTACGATTTTAATTTTAATCTATCATCACTTTCAACTTACACAGATGAAGTTGGTGGTGAATTGATTAGAAGAGCAATTTTGGAAAGTGAAACAATCAAAATTGTTAAAGTCCAACCTGGCGTGAAAGGCTCACAAGCAATCAATCTATTGAATTCTGACCTTTACGTTCAAGATGGTACATGTGGATGGTCTCCATCAGGTCAAACTATCTACACTCAAAGAGACATCACAGTATGTCAATACAAAATAAACGAAACACTTTGTCCTGCTGATTTGAATAACTATTGGTTAGGTCAATTATTGACTCCAGGTTCAACTCCAGAGACAGTTCCATTTGAGCAACAAATTTCAGAATTAAAGGTTGCACAAATTTCTCAATATGTAGAAAATACAATTTGGGGTGCATCTTCTGCAACAACATGTTTCAGTGGAATTAAAGAATTGGTAAGAGGTGTATCTGGAACAACTGCTGATACTGCTACCGTGACTGGTGGTATTGTAGTTCCTGGTCAATCTGCATTGAATTCAACAACAGCATTATCACAAATTGATAATTTGATTGAGCAAATTCCTGATGACGTGGTAAATAGAACTGACTGGGTTGTATTCATGTCGCATGCTAACTATAGAAAATATTTGATAAACTATAGAACAGCAAACTACTACCATTTCAATCCTGAAGGTTCATATCAAGAGTTCAAAACATTCCACCCTGCAACTAACATTTTAGTTCATCCAGTTGGTGGTTTATTAAATTCTAATTTGATTGTATTAGTTCCTGCTGGTTATGTTGTAGCTGGTGTGGATTTAATGTCAGATATGGATAATCTTAAAATGTTCTATTCAGTAGACTTTGACGAAGTAAGGCTTAGATGTAATTTCAAAATTGGTGTGCAAATTGCATGGCCTCAGTTTGTAATTACAAATGGTCTAACATAATAAACCGACTTGAAAAAAGTCAAATAATTAAATAAACAAATTATGAGTTTTTCATCTTGTTTCGTTTCATCTAATGTATGTAAAGGTTGTAGAGACGCCGTAGGTGGTGTTAAAAATGTTTACATTATTGCTGGCTGCGTGACGGGCACAACCCAAAACGGAGACCAAGAAATATTGACAGTAGGTGCAACAGGAGGAACTGTTTATCAATTCCAAGTTGAAAAAAATACTTCTAATTTTGTTGAGACAATTCAAGCGAGTTTAGAAAATGGCACTGTGGTATATAACCAAATTGTCAATCTTGTATTTTTGAAATTACAACAATCTACAAGAAATCAAATTAAACTCCTCGCACAAAATACCAATATGAAGGTATTTGTTGAAACAAATGAAGGAGACATATTCTACTTAGGAGAAGATTTCGGTATGGCACTTCAAACTGGAACTGCTGAAACTGGAACCGCTTTTGCTGATAGATATGGATATACAATTGTTCTAGAAGGATTTGAAAAAGAACCTGCAAAAAAATTGGCAGCTTCACTAACTTCAACTCTTGTAGGACTTTCTTTATCAACTTGTCCTTGCTAAGACAAAAAATAATAATAAGGGGGTGTAAAACCCCCCTTTTATTCTGCCATACAATTCAATAATGAATAAAAGAATTGACAAAAGAACATGGGGGGTATTAGGTAAACAACAAACTTATTACTCACCACAAAAACAAGTAGAAGGTAAAAAAATTCAACCATTAAATGCAAATGCATTTGATAGTTGGGATAGTAAAAGGTCAAAATTCAAAAGAGTAGATGGGTTTGAAAATAATATTCAACAAGGTGGTGTTGTTCCACAAGGAACTTCAATACCTGTATCTCCTACCCCTACTCCAAGTATTACACCTTCTCAAACTCCAACTTATACACCTACAAATACACCAAGTCCAACACCTACTGAACCTTATGACATTTATTTGTTTGAAGAGTGTAATAACTCATCAAATAAATTTAGATTTGAAAATATACCTGGAATATTAAATGTTGGAGAAGTTTATAGAATAACTGGTTCAACGAATGATTCTAGATGGAATGCTGTTTTATCTTCTTGGGAAGATGAGACTATGGAATGGCAAAATTCTAATAGTGTTGTGGATATATATGCATCTGTAATACCATATTCTGCAACTGGATTGGTTTATAGTGCAACTGGAATATCTTTCATCTTACAACCAAATTGTCCTGGTATTACCCCCACCCCCACTC